GCGAATGTTACTGGGCGAGGGAAAGGGCAACGTCCGTGCCTCGATAGAGGTCGGCACATCGCAAGGCGCTACCGATCTCGTCAATGGCGCAACTCGTACCGCCTCGGGTTACTACAGCGACTCCTTTACCGCTTCGGGAACATCAAGCCATGTTTCGTTTTACGATTACATCTCTGGCCGTTCGGCAGGTGATTTTCAATTTCTTTCGTGGGCTTCTGCCGCTCGATGTGCCTTGGTCAATGGCAGTTCGCAGACAGGCGGTAGTCTTATCATCGACGGTCTGCCTACTTCCACCAATGGCCTTGCTCGCGCAGGGGATTGGTTCGAGGTTAATGGCGAACTAAAGCGCCTCACCGCAGACCTTAACTCGGATTCGTCAGGTAACGGATACTTGATATTTGAGCCAACGCTGCGAACTTCTCCGGCTAACAACGCCCCTGTTATTTTCCGCAATCCGATGGGGCGGTTCCTGCTGGCAGAAGAAGCGACTTCGTGGGGAACCCGTCCCGGCATTATCTCTGATATTGAACTCTCGCTCGTCGAGGACATCACATGAGTCGAATAGTCTCGGCCACTAACGCAACCGAGGCTGATAAGCCGTCGATCATTGCAGTTGTGATGGCCGATCTAGACTTTGCCTCTGGAATGGTTCGAGTACACGATGGCTCGGGGAGTTTATCGTTTGGCGGCAATACATATCTCGGAGCAGGGCAGTTCGCCGGACTAGATGTTATCGACGAGAACGTTGATATTGTCGCTCGCGGAATCAAACTGACTCTTTCTGGCGTTGATTCTACTTTCGTCGTTCCAACTATGACGGAGGTATACCAGAATCGAGACGTTACCCTTTATCTTGGCTTTGTCAGTCCATCAACAGGTGCACTCATAGCGACTCCAGAAACAATCTGGGAAGGTCGTATGAATCAAATGTCTTTCAAGATTGACAAGGGAACAGCACTGATCGAACTTACTTGTGAGCATCGCTTACGTCGAGAACCTCGCGTTGCTCGATACACAGATGAAGATCAGCGAGTTGTTTTTTCCGGCGATCGTTTCTTCGATTTGATGTATGCCATTCCGGGCTTTATCGGCAAATGGGGTGCGCGTGATTCCTCGTATGGTGGCGGCGGTATGCCAGCATCGCCGACTAATAAAGACCAACAGATGGAAGAAAACTAATGCGCCGTCACGATTGGAGCAGTCAACTGTATTTGCAAATTGACGCTCACAAAGAGTGCTCGTTTGCGTGGGGTGACAACGATTGTTGCTTATTTGCTGCTCGCGTGGTTGATGCTATGTGCGACAACAATCACGAAATAACTTTGCGCGAGAAGTATCAGGACGAGACATCAGCCCTTGAGTACATTGCTCAATCAGGAGGTATTGCTGCGGCGGTGGATACCTTCATCGGATTGCACAAAATAGAAGGTCGTCCTATGCGCGGCGACGTTGTTCTTTTCAGCAGCGAAAATGGCGAGACCCTAGGCGTTTGCGTTGGCCGCTATATCGCAGCGATGGGGAAAGATGGCGTCGTTTTTACAGATTGCCCGTCTATGATCTGTTACTGGAGCATTTAAGATGCCGCAAGCAATCCCGAGCATCGTTGGTGCAATTCAATGGTCATACGCCGCGCTAAAAGCAACGGCAGTCGGAAAGGCTCTGATCGCTGTTGCAACAACGATTGCTGTCAATAAAGTAACAGAGGCGCTTGCAAGTAAACCAAAGATCAGCAAGCAAGCAGCAGACATTGAATATTCTGGAACGGTAGAGCCTCGAAGAATTATCTATGGCGAGATTCTAGCCTCTGGGATTAACGTCATCCCGCCTATGACCTCTGGATCGACGAACGAATACCTGCATCAAGTTCTTGCTGTTGCAGGTCACGAATGTAATTCGCTCGGTCAGGTTTACTTTAATCGAGCCGCTATCGGTACTGTTTCGTCGATTACTGGAACGGATAACGACGGAAAGGTCACCAGTGGCGTCTATTCTGACAAGGCTTGGGTTCGTCGTTACGTTGGAACCGACACGCAGACTGTTGATTATAAATTAGCCACTGCAAAGCCTAGTCAATGGACTACGGCTCACGCAGGTAAAGGCGTGGCTTATATTGCTCTGACTTTCCAATACGATGAAGAAGTCTATCGAACCGGAAAGCCAGAAATTACCTGCTTGGTTCAAGGCAAGAAAGTATATGACCCTCGCCTAGACTCTACGCAAACAGGTGGCAGCGGATCACAGCGCGTCAATGACCCATCGACCTATGCTTATTCATCAAATCCTGCTCTTTGCCTTGCTGACTATCTGATCAGCACGCGCCTAGGATTAGGCGAGGATGAAGCCCGTATTGACTGGGCATTGGTTATGGATGCCGCAGATATTTGCGATGAACTAGTTAATATTCCCGGCTCTACTACTCAAAAGCGTTACACCTGTAATGTTGCATTAACAGCGACGGATCGATTTGAGGACAACATCCAGACGCTTGCACAAGCGATGGCGGGTGTCTGCTATTACTCTGGCGGGAAATGGCGTATCTATGCAGGTGCTTGGTCTGCATCTGCCTTCACGCTAAACGATAGTGATCTAGTCGAGGGTGGTATCGACATCGTTACTGCCTTTCCTTACAACCAACGATATAACTCGGTTCGTGGTCAGTTCATCAACAAGGATCGAAACTGGCAACCGATGGAATATCAACCGGTGATAAATACGAGTTACGTTACCGCAGACGGCGAACAGATGTGGCTAGAGACCGACTTTGCCGCTTGCACTAACGAGTACGAAGCGCAACGTCACGCGATCCTGCTATCTCGTCGCAGCCGAAATGGTCAGGTTGCTACGGTTCGCTGTGGGCTTTCCGCCTTTGATATTCGCCCGTTTGAAACTGGCACGGTTACGTTCTCCGAGATCGGATGGACTAGCAAGACCGTTCGATGTGAGGGATGGAGATTTAATCCAGAGGGAACAGTCGAGTTAATTCTACGCGAGGAAGCATCAACCGATTGGAACGACCCGCTTACGACTGACTACCTGACACCTACTAGTGTTAGCACTCCAACGCCAGAAATCTATACTCCGCTCCCGCCAACTAACCTTGCGGTCAATACTCTGCAAAGCGGATTTGCCCTGACTTGGACGGCTCCTTCGATTGTCCCTGTCGGTGCGTTCTACGATGTTTATGAATACACTTCGGCAACGCCGTTTTCGTCTGCCTCTGTCATCTGGCGCGGCATCTCGACTAACGTATTCATTCCGAAGGTAGACACCACGACCCGCTACTATTGGGTGGTTCTAAAGACCCCAGACGGCGCGGAATCATCCCCAGAGCCTCCGGTTACTGGCGTTCCGGCAGGTGCGGCGTTCCAACCCACGACCCTCCTTGCTACGGTCAGCCCGTCCTCTGCGAGCAAGACCGACCCCGCAGCCTCAATCACGACGGCAGGGGTTACGGTCACGGCTACGGGCGGCACGTCGCCTTACACGTACGCATGGACGCGACAGAGCGGATCAGCATCTATCTCTGCTGATAGCGCATCGGCTGCGAGTACGACCTTTACGGGAACGAGCCTTGTCAGCGGTACGACATACAACGCTGTTTTCCGATGCACGGTTACGGATAACGCAGCAGCCACGGCAACGGTCGATGTTTCGGTCACTATCGTTCGCGCTAACTTTAGCGCGTCGGCAAGCCCTGCCTCTCTGTACGAATCGACCTCGGTCTCTACAGCAACGACTAGCAGCACGACCGTAACGCCTACAGGTGGCGTCTCGCCCTATACCTATTCGTGGGCGTTGTACGAAGGCGACACCCTGACGGTTAACAGTTCAACTTCTGCGACGACTACTTTCTCGGCTTCCGGCTTGAACGAAGGCGATGTTCTGTATTCGACGTATCGCTGCACGGTGACGGATAGCACCTCTGGAACTCCTTTGACGACGACCGCTGATGTGTTGATTACGATAGAGCGACCCGATACGGGTGGACTGCCGCCATGATAGGAGGATTGACGATGATCGACTTTTCTAAATTCAAAGTGCCGACCGGATCACTGCTTGTCGATGGCGGATTGGTTGTTGCCCTTATTATTTGGGGTACGCAGATGACATCAAGCCTTGATGCTATCAGCGCACGATTAGAAAAGGTCGAGCAAACTACGATCCAACCGGAAGCAGACCGTCGCATCGCTGTTATTGAGGCTCGGCTTGCAGACACCACTCAAAGACTTCAATCAATCGAGGCCAAGTTAGATAGGGCATTAGAGCGTCGATAAAGGAGGGCAGGTCATGGAACTATTCGAGATTTTTACTAGAGCATGGCCTGTTATTCTGGCGCTAATTACCTTGATCATTGTCTTGTCAAAACTTGACCTTCGCGTGGCGGTGCTAGAGGACAAGATAAAAACTTTGTTTGATTTGCTTAACAAGAAGTCTGACAAATGAAACGGCTGATGATGCTGATAGTTGTGTTAACAACGGTCGGTTGTGCGGATCGTTACCGCTACCCGTGTCAAGACCCGACTAACTGGAACAACACAGAGTGTAACCAGCCAATCTGTTCGGCAAGCGGCACTTGTACTGAAATGACTTTGAGGCAAACAAAATGCGAGTAAATCCTCAACTAGATACGTTACTGCGATTTATCGTTGGAATTACGCTTGCGGTGACGCTGCTGATTATCATTGTTGCGGTTCTCTATTCTCTTATTTTTGTGGTTCAGCCGATTGACGCGCAAGCACCGAATGATGCGGAGTTCTTTAAATTGATCAACCCGATTGCGACTTTTCTGGTCGGCACTTTGTCAGGAATTATGATTGGTTCAAAGCACGATGTGGAGAAAGACAATGATGACAATGGTTAGCACGTTTCTGTCGTTCCTTGCGGGTGGACTCCCCAAGATTCTGCAAGTTTTTCAAGATCGGCAGGACAAGAAACACGAACTGGCCATCCTCGCTATGCAAAAGGAGCGAGAGTTAGAACTGGCTGCAAAGGGTTTTCAAGCACAAGCGCATATCGAGGAAATTAAGACAGAGCAGATTGCGATGCAAACGGCAGCCGAAGAACGAGTTGCCTTATATCAGCACGACATGGAGATCGGCAAAGGTGCAAGCCAATGGATGATCAACCTGCGTGCTTCGGTTCGTCCGGTGGTGACGTATATCTTCGTCCTTGAGTTAGTTGCTATCAACATAGCCGGAGTTTGGTACGCCTACACGACAGGCATCCCGTTTGCGATTGCGATGGACAACGTATTCAGCGATGACGAAATGCTGATTCTGTCCTCGATCATCGCCTTTTGGTTCGGGACGCAAGCCTTCGCTAAAAAATGAACGTCAGCGCAGAAACGCTTACTCTCATCAAACATCATGAGGGCGTAAGGATGCGCCCGTACTTGTGTCCGGCGCGGCTATGGACGGTCGGCGTCGGGCACGTCTTATACCCAGAGCAAGCAAAACTCCCTGTATCCGATCGATTACAGTTTGCATTGAAGGACGAGGATCGCCGTGTCTGGACTGCTGCTGAAGTGGACGATCTACTTTCTAAAGACCTTGCGCGGTTTGAGCGAGGCGTTGCCCGATATTGCCCTTCTGCTGTTGGTCATCAAG